TACTTGTGGTGTACCAAGAAAAGTAATCTTTCCATTTGGTTTTAGTATCGCTTCAAATTCTTTTACAGCTTCACTAAGTTTGTCTCTCATGGGCTGTGTGTAGGAATTATTAGGAACCTCTACGTCATCTGCTATAACTTCGTCAGCTCTAGCTCCTGACATCTGCCCTAATACACCCCTAGAAGAACATGAGGGAGCATGATCGGCCTGTGCAGGTTTTACATCAAAGCTAACCTTACTGTTTCTCTGATCGTCTCTAGGTATCAATCCAGCAAGGATTGGCATTTCGTTTATAAGACGCATAGTAAAGGTAGTAAAATTATCAGCTCGGTCTTTACTAGCAGATACAACTAAGAACTTTAACTGTGGGTCCATACGAAGTCTCCACACCACATAGGTAGATGTAATCCAACTCTTACCTACACCACGAAATCCCTGTATGATTTTACGTCTTGCACCATATTGTAGATATTCAGCAATATCTAACTGAACAGGAGTAGGGTCTGGAAGATTTAGATGTCTCCAAGTAACGATTAAAAAATATCTAAAGTCTTGTAGTTTTTTTGGTAACGGTTCCAATTATAGATCAGCTAAAGGTACAGCATCTAAGTCTGGTAAACCTTTCATAAGTTCTGCCATAGGGTTATTTTCTACAGGAATACACTCAACTCCATTATCTTTTAGAAACTGTCTAGCTACGTTTAGATCACCTGCCTTTGCATCACCACTTTTTACTTTATCTAGCAGCTCTTTAGCTAACTCATAGTGCAAAGTTTTCATT